CAAAGGTCATCACTCTTAGTCCCGACGGCGCAGATCGCAATGGGATTTCGACAACCGAAACGCTTTTATCAACACGTCTCGACTACCTGATTAATGGTGCGTTATCAACGGGCTATGACCGAGATGGCGTCGGGGCTTCACAAACCCCCGCCAGCGCTGCCGCCATGACATTGAACGGCGCTCTCGGAACAAACTTTCGAGATCGCAAGGGCGTGTATGTTCTTCTTTATGGTGCCGCCGATGAAACAGGAAGAACGTTCACCGTCGTCGGTTTGGATTTTTATAAAAACCGCATTACCGAAGACATCACCGGCCCCGATGAAGGCTTGATTGTTCTTGGAGCCACAAAATTCTACGACATTACATCGGTCACGCCTGATGCGGCAACGGCGGGGGCAATTGAAATTGGCGTGAACGGTTACGCAGAATTCTCTACACCTCAACACGCAACCTCCTATCATGCCGGAACGGATGTCGGTGACGTTGACACGGTTTACGGGTATGACCGCCACGATAATTATGTTACCGATGCGCTCGTTGCCGTTAATGCCGCGATTTCGTCAACTCAAGATCAGAACTTTGCCCACATTGATCGCATCACCGCTGCACCGGCCCCCGCTGGAGCGACGGAGTTTGGGGTTGATGGTAAGTGCGAAAGCGGCTGGCACGTTCTAAATTATCGTGGACCAGACTTTAACGTTGGTATCGGCTGCTCAACGGGAGGCGCTACTTATGCCATGCAGCACACCTTCACCAATGTTTTGGCCAAGGGCTTTGTCGAAAATGATGCAGTGGTTCTTACCCACCCAACGTTAACCGGCGAGACTACCTCCCAAGACGGCGGTTACACCAACCCACCTGTCGCCACTCGCTTAGCGATTACCACGGCGGGAACGGGGCCTGTTATCGCTAATATTATTCATGCAGGCAAGAGCTAACCAATGGCCAGCTTCGGCGCTATTAATGTTACATCTGACGCCGATGGCTATGTAGCGGGGAGTTATGCAAAGAAAAAAACGCGACTACAAAAAGGAATATAACGAGTACCACTCGAAGCCCGAGCAGAAGAAAAACCGCGCTTCTCGCAACACTGCTCGGCAAAGGCTTCAATCCAATGGTCGAGTTATGAAGGGTGACAGAAACGATGTTGATCATAAAGACGGTAACCCACGTAACAATATACCGAGCAATCTTCAAGTGATGTCACGTTCGGCAAACCGGAGTAAGAAATAATGCCAATGCAAAAGAACAAATCGACATCGAAAGGTAAGAAGAAGTACGCAGCCGGTGGCGGCGTTGGCCCTCCTAAGTTTTCGGTTAGCTCTGACTTTCTGACCAGCCTCTTCCAACAAAGTGGCGCGGACCCCAGCCTTTTGGACCGCATTAGAAAGCAGGGTCTTGACGGTATTTATGGGCAGGCGGCGGCTGATATTGCCGGGAAGTTTGCCAATCCATCTGCAACCATGGCTAAGAGTGCGCCTAAAGCGAGCATCGCTGAACGAGCCGGTGCCCAAGGTGGACAAGTTGGCAAAAAGGGTATCACTCGCAAAGCCAAAGGGAAGAAATATATCTAATGGCCGCGCCAACGACATCAGGAACAGTCGCATTCAAGCTGGACATTCTTACGGTTTGCGAAGAGGCTTTTGAGCGAGCTGGAACGGAAATGCGTACCGGCTATGATCTCAAGACGGCACGCCGCAGTCTGGAACTAATTACTCTTGAGTGGGTGAACCGTGGCCTAAACCTATGGACAGTGGCTGAAGGAAGCATCGCGCTTGTTGTCGGCACAAAAACATATTCCCTTGCTGACGACGCCGTTGATGTTCTTGACGCCACGATCCGGAGCGGCACTGGCCAAACAACGACAGACTTCACACTGACACGGTTGAGCGTTTCCACCTACGCGCAGACCAGCAACAAAAGCACACAAAGTCGTCCGACGAGCTTCTATGTTGATCGTCAGAACCGTGGAACGGTGACGCTTTACCCAGTGCCGAATGATGCAACAGAAACATTTACCTATTGGTACGTCCGCCGGATTGAAGACTTGGGCGCGAACAACCTAAACAATAATGATATGCCGGAGCGTGCGCTTCCCGCATTGATCGCTGCCCTTGCTTTTAATATTGCTTTAAAACGGCCCGACCTGGAAACCCGCATCCCAATGCTCAAAGCACTGGCCGAAGAAAGCTATGAATTGATGGCGTCCGAAGATAGGAATAAAGCGTCCTTGGTATTTCATCCTCTACAAGACTACATCGATGTGGATTTATCATGAGTGCGTTCTCAACAGAAAAAAATGCGTTTGGATTTTGTGATCGCTGTGGCTTCCGCTTCGACATGAAGGCGTTGAAGTGGGAGATGGAGGATAAGAAAAAGAACGGGCTTCGGGTTTGCGGCAAGTGTAACGATCAAGACCATCCGCAGCTCCAGCTTGGCCGCTTTCGCATTAATGATCCACAGGGCTTACAACATCCACGCCCTGACCGGTCACTCGATGACAGCCGGAGCTTCTTTGGATGGAAGCCGGTTGGCGACCCCGTATCGCTGGAGTTAGCGGTGTCCATTGGCACCGTGACCATTTCAACATAATAGGAGAAACGAAATGCCGAAAACGCCTAACAAGACACAACGACAACCTAAAAAAATTGTCATAAAAGGCTACGCTCACGGCGGCACTGTGAAGATGGGCATTCAACCAACAAACCAAACGACGATGAAGGCTCGCGGCTCTGGTGCCGCAACGCGAGGGACTAACTTTAAAGGTTAACCATGGCTACTTACGCGGAACTTATCGCAACGGTACAAACGTACACGCAAAACGACGAAGCAACGTTCGTCGCCGAACTGCCGACTTTTGTCAAACAGGCAGAGGATCGGATATTGCACATGGTTCAGCTTCCGATGTTTCGGAAGTCGAGCGATGCCAACATGACCGCCGATAATAGATTTCTTACGGCACCAAACGATGTGATTTCCATTCATTCGTTAGCGGTCACGGACGCTTCGAGTAACTTTAGTTATCTTCTTAATAAAGACGTAAACTTTTTGCGGGAGGCGTTTCCTGCTCAGGCGACTTCAGGGTTGCCGCTGTATTATGCGCTATGGGACGAAGATACCTTTCTTCTCGCGCCGACACCGGACTCTGGGTATGCGGCTACACTGCATTATTTCTACAAGCCGGAAAGTCTTGTTACCGCATCATCCACTTGGCTTGGGGACGAAGCCGAGGCGGCAGTCTTGTATGGCACTCTCCTGGAGGCACACACCTTCATGAAGGGCGATCCTGACATTATGCAAGTCTACGACCAGCGTTTTAAAGAAGCGTTGGTTAAACTCAAAGAGCTGGGCGACGGTAAAAACCGGACCGACAGCTACCGCACAGGGCAAGTAAGGGTTCCAATCAGATGACCGGAGATATGTCAGACGCACTTCCAATGAGTGTGGGTAGCGTGAACGTTATTACAACATCACACCGAGGCCACAGCACCGACGAGATAACGGATATGTGCCTTGAGAAGGTTATTTATGTGGGAGAAGACCTTCCTGAGCCGCTTCGCCAACAAGCCTTGGCGTACAAGGAAAGTCTCCGGACCATCATCCATTTTTACATAAACCAAGCAAAGCTTAGTGAGCGCACAACTATGGCGGCGGAAATCCAATCCGCTAATGAGAGAGGACTAAACTAATGGACAGCAACGTACGGGGCATTGGTTTATTTAACGATAATGTTGATGGGTTGTTTATTTAACGATAGTGTTGATGCGGTGGACGCAGTTTCTGCGTACCTCGCCATCACAGAAGAGGAGTAAGAAAATTGGCCATATCACAAGCAGTATGCAGCAGCTTTAAGCAGGAGCTTCTGGAGGCAGAGCATGATTTCACAAATGGTGAGCATACGTTTCGGATTGCTCTTTACACGAGTTCCGCAACGTTGGGCGCATCGACTGCCGCTTACACCACGTCGAACGAAATCTCCGGCACAAACTATGTCGCCAAAGGGGCGGCATTAACCAACGTCACACCGACGCTTTCTGGCACCACAGGACTAACCGACTTTGCGGACCTGACGTGGTCCTCGGCGACCATCACAGCGCGGGGCGGGCTTCTTTTTAATGACTCGCACGCGAGCGACTCCAGTGTGCTGGTCATGGACTTTGGTGCCAATAAGACTTCAACGTCCGGAGATTTCACTATTCAGTTTCCTGCTGCAGACGCGAGCAACGCAATCATTCGGATCGCTTAACGGGCTAATGGATAAATGGCTGATGTCACTGTTACTTTTGTTGGTTGGGGGAGCATATCCCACGGTTGGGGCGAAGGCACCTGGGGCAATGGTGTCGCGCCTGGGTACGCTTTGGTTGCGTCTCAGGGCGAGGAAGTCGCAATTGGCGCTGCTGGCGCTTTTCCAACGGGCCAGTACGCTACCGTCACCCAAGGCAACGAAACTGCAACTGGCGAAGCCAGCGTTGTGCCAACAGGGGGGGCCAGCACAGTTGGGCAGGGAGCGCTCTCTATTACTGCCGAGGCTCTTTCCGTGGTTACCGGCGGTAGCTCTACAGTTTCACAAGGCGAAGAAGTTTCGTCTGGTTCCGCCGTCCTTTCGATTACCGGTGCCTTACTTAGGGTTCTTTCGGACGAGGAGCTTATCTGGAGTAGCCCAGGCAATGCAGCTCCTCAAAGTTGGGAAGAAGTTACGGCAACACAGTCTTCAGTCTGGACTGAGATTTCAAATTAGGAGATGATAAATGGCAAGCACTGCATCTGACCTGTTAAAATTCGAGAAGATGGCTACCGGCGAGAAGTCCGGTACGTGGGGCGCGCTGGCTAATACCGCGCTCTCTCGCGTTGAAGAAGCTATCGCTGATGTTACAAATATCAGCCTGCACGCAAAGGGCGGAGCTAACTACACCCTTAGTGACGTACAGTATAACGAACATAACGATGGCGCTAATACATCCGAAAGTCATTGTGCTGCGATCAAGGCGACGGGAACACTAAACGCCGCTGAGAAAATCATCGTTCCGCTACGCAATAAGATTTACTGGGTTTGGAATGCAACGTCGGGCGCTCACGCTGTAACAGTTGGCGGGTCATCAGGCGGAGTTATTGAAATCCCGCAGGGCTATCTCGCCGCCGTTATTTGCGATGGCACCAACGTCGAAGCATTGACGCCGCCAATTAGTGTGACCGGTGTATTGACGCTGTATGGCCGCGACCTCGTTCTTGATGCGGACGGCGATACGAAAATTGTCGCCAGCACCGACGATCAAATAAACGTGACCATTGGTGGTGTGCTTGAAATGACACTGACGGCGGCAAAGGCTGATAACCTGGATGACCTCTCAGCCCTTGGCACGACAAATAGTAATTTTATAGTTGGCGATGGAACAAACTGGGTTGCCGAAACCGGTGCCACGGCCCGTACGTCTCTTGGTCTCGGTGATGCCGCTACGGGCACCGTCGGCTCCGAAGTACAAGCATATGATGTTGATACGCTAAAAGCAGACACCGACGATGTTCTTGCGGCCTGTTTTTCAGCCACTTGGGAATCAAAGGGTAATACGGGAACGGCATCAATTGTTCCTGCTTACACAACCTCGAATTATCAGTACTGGACAGTCAATGGCGCGTTTACCTTAAATGATCCTACATCCTTAGAGGGCGCTCTTCTGATTAAGTTCATCAACAGCGGGGTACACACTCCAACATTCCACGCAGATTTAAAGGCGATGGTTGCAACCGACACTTGGAATACAGCTAATACTAAAATAAATTATGTCCTGCTTATTCGCCAGGGTAGCGTTACGAACTACAAGATTATTGCAACGGCTTAGGAAAGATTATGCTTACTCCCCTCGACACAGTTCTGTACGGCGGTGCCACCGGAATAACTGTCACCGTTAGTTCGGGAACAAATTATGATTTGAATGCTGACCTACAAGCAAACTATTCATGGAATGGTGCAACGAGCGAAACAGTAGACGTATACTTTACAGGAGCCTTGTCGGGCACTGCGCCATTTGTCACAGGTGCCGATTCAAGTGGGGACGGGGAAAGTTTAACCGTCGTAATCTACAATCAAAGTACTGTTCGTGCTGCGGGAGGCGGTGGCGGTGCCGCCAACAGTGGCACTGGTGTTGCCGGAAGCAACGCATTTAATATTTCGTATGATGTTTCGTATGATAATTCAGCAGGAGAAATTAGTGGCGGTGGTACTGGTGGAACGGCGGGTGCCTTAACTCCTGGTGACCCCGGCGGTCCTAAAGAGCCGTCTGAACCAGCAGTTAACGGTGGCGGCGGTGGTGGTGGCGCGGGAACTCCTGCGGGTGCGGCAGGATCTGGAAATCCTGCGGGTGCGGCAGGATCTGCCACAGCCGGTGGAGCGGGAGGGGTTAGCCCTGGGTACAACGGAGCTGCGGGAGGCGCTCGCGGTGTTTCTGGCAAGGCTATTAATTTGAACGGGAATACGGCAACCGATGTGGGGGCGTCCACCGGCACAATTAATGGAGCAATTTCATAAAATGAGCGTCGATGTTTTTGATGATGTCTTGGATTATGACACTGTTCGGAAGGTTTATAATTTTACGATGAGCTCGCGGTTTCACATCAACGGTTGGTTTGATAGGCCAAACTCTATGCAATATCCGATGTTGCCGTGCATACACTCGGTCTGGACAATTGACGACGCTAATAATAGCGGCTTACTACCCGGCATTCGTAAATTTGATACTGAAAAGAAATTCCCACAAGAAGACCCGAAGCGGATTATGGCAAACCTCGCACATCCTGGAGACACATACTTTCATCATCAGCACGGTGGTCAGTCAGGTTTGTTGTATTATGTAAACGAAACGTGGCAGCGAGAGTGGGCTGGCGAGACCATTTTTTACGATGATCACGCCGAGGAGATCATAGAAACTGTTGAGCCAAGACGTAACAGATTGGTTCATTTTAGTCCTGATGTTCCGCATACAATGCGCCCCACATCGTATATGGCTCCGAAGTATCGACTAAGTGTAACGATGTTATTTGACGACGAGGAATTAACGACAGATGAATGAACCGTCTCCTCATAAAACATTAGTTCTGCTCTCCGGTGGGGCCGACAGTTTTTATTGCATTTTAAAACAACTGCGAGAAACGGATGATGTTATTCATGTCCATAGTCATTGGCTTGAGAACAACAGGCCACTGAGTGATGATGCGCACGTTAAAAATAAACTAAAAGCCGAAAAAGAGCATAGGGATAAATATGTAATTCCATGGCTTCAAAGGAACGAGCGCGAATTTACAACATCGTTTTCCTATCACGATTTTTCGGACATGCCTCAAGATGCGTTCTTTGTGAACAGAACGAGATTTACTTTATATATTGCGGCTATGTACGGTCAGGCATATGGAGTTGGCCGTATACTAAGCGGCCATGATTTCAGTATGGGATTTCCAAAATATAACAATGGGGATTGTGAGAAAATTATTAGTGCTGGATGGCTTGGTCGGCCTCCCGAAGATTTAGAGTGGATAACGCCTCGCGCTCATTTGCCAAAAGAAAAGGTTTATGAATACCTGGGTGATCTTGCTGACCTAACCTTTAGTTGTAATGCGCCTCGTCTTCAGCAAGACGGCGTATGGCAATGGTGCGAGGAATGTTGCCAGTGTCTTGATATAATTCGGGCGCGTGGGAGCCTGCCAGATATTAGAAGGGAGATGCGACATGCCGCTTAAATCTGTTGTGTTGTTATCAGGTGGTTCTGATAGCCTGTATGCTGTGTTGCGTGAGTTACGCGAAACAGAAAATGAAGTCCATTTACATCATCATGCGTATCAGTGCGGCAAGTCACCGCATCAGCATGATCGAAATGAACGGATCATAAAAACGTCACACTCGCGCCTTAATGAAGTCATCATTCCCTGGCTTCGTGCAAATGAACGTGAATTTAATTTTACTCAAAGCTCCTCGGATTTTTCAGGGTTGCCACCTGACATTTATACCGTGGGGAATAAGAACCACTGCTGTTATATTGGCGGTCATGTGTGCGCAACGATTGGTGCCAGCCGGTTAGTGACCGGGCATCAAATGAAGCGTGACGATAATCCTGGGCCAATGGGTGTACCCCGCATGCTTGCACTGTTCAGTAATAGTTTTGGCCACATGGCTGCACCTATCCCGCCTGATCTTGAATGGTATTTTCCGTGCTGGAATTACGACACTAACAAGAGTCGAGGCAAGAAAGAGGTTTGTGCTTATCTCGGTGATCTAATTCACATGACATCAAGCTGCTTGAACCCGCGGCAAGCTGATGACGGCGTATGGGAGCAGTGCCGTAACCGATGGCCCCTTGATAATTCGTTTAAGGGCAAGACAAGTGAAACGCACTGCTGGCAATGCAAGGACGTATTTGACACCACTGGTTTCCATCCTGATCTTAGAAAGGCCACGTTATGATAAGCAAAACCGGACTATTCTTTTTCAACGGGGGCTCTCCCGTTGCAATAAACAGCGTTGTTAACGTCACACGACCTGATGGCGCGGGTGTGCTGTTAAAGATTGAAGGAGCACAAGCGGCTCTCGACATATACGAGGGAGTTGTTGTTTACACTCCGGCCCTGGATAAATTTAGATCTGTTGGCAGCTTATCAAGCAGCGCTATTGTTGATGGCAAAATTCAGTTTGACTACACAACAACTCAAAAGACTATTGTTAATACAAAATCAATTTTATATGCAGCGCTAAAGGCCAAACGCAAATTAATCGAGGACGGCGGAATTGTTTATAAATCAGCAGATAGCGGAGAAAGACAAATTCAAACGGACGCCTCGGCTCAGATGGTTATGAGTTTTCTTAAAAACCTTGCCGACGAAGAAAAAGGCACCGCCAATTCCACTAAGTGGAATAATGGCAGGAACCGTATTCGCGATAAGCAAAACAGCATGTTCCCAGTTACTATTGCTGAGACTCAAGCAATCAGTCTGCACGTTTACAATCACGTTATTAGTACTGTTGCTGCTCAGGGAGCGCATGAAGATGCCATCGCGGCTTTGGTTGATGTCGCCAACGTAATCACCTACGACATCGATGCCGATATTGATGGATTTGCATGGCCCGACAATTTGGCTGTTGTGAACCCATAAACATGGAGCCGTATTTACTACCCTTTCGATCTGCTCCAATGTCCGACAGTGCTATATGGTCTGAGGTTTTAACGCCTGAAGAATGTGCAAAAGTCATTGAGGAAGTAGAAAGCAATCGTACCATTGCGCAGGGCCATGCTGGAAACACGGTTAATCAGGAAATACGAAACAATAAAATCTCGTGGATATATTCGGACCCAGAAGATGAGATCGCTGTTTTGCTATATGAGAAAATTGGAAACGCCGCAGCCATGTTAAACGCAAGATTTTTTAGGCGCGGTCCAGAGCATCTCGGGTTTTATGAAGGGATACAATACTCACTTTATCGTAAGGGGGAGCATTACAAACGCAACCACATGGATAGACATAGTGATATTGATAAAGTACGAGTGCCGCGCATCCTAACTGTAACGCTGCAACTTTCACAACCAGAAGATTACGAAGGTGGTGATTTAGTTCTCGACACAGCCGCAGGAGAATTAGTGGCTGACAAGACACAAGGGACTTTGATAATGTTTCCGTCATTCGTAAACCATCGTGTTGATACTGTAACAAGCGGAACAAGACGTTCCTTAGTTGCGTGGATCGGGGGCGTTGAGTAGTAGGATGGTCGATCCTGTTACAGTAGGGATGGCGATAGGAGCCGCTAAGTTGGCGGTTAAGGCTTGTTCGGACATCAAGGCAATTGCTAAAAGTTTAGACGTTCTTTTTGAGGCTTCTGACAACAACAACAAGGATAAAAAGCCCAGCACTGAAATGCAAAAGGCGCTACGAGAACGAATTGGTGAAGATGGAGACATCGATGAAACATCAATTGCAAGTGTTGCTAATGATGTTTTGGAACAAAAACAAAACGATTTAAATTTAATGCTACTTGGAAAAGAGATCGATAAAAAATTTGGCTTTGGTAGTTGGGATGAAATTCTGGTTGAGAGAGAGAAGCGCCAAAAGCAAAAGATCATTGACGATAGCACGGCTGCGGTTGCCGCTCGTTTTGTTGATGAGTCGGACCAACCTAAGCCAAAATGGCTCCAAGCTCTACTGATCGCACTACAAGTGGGAGTAATTGCAGGAGCCACCGTTGGTATTGGCTACGTTATATTTATTAATCGGTGTGTCGAGGGTAGATGCTGATGGATAGTGGTATCGATTTAAGGCTGTTGTTAAGCCTCGGGGCCGTCCTCGTCTCTGTCGTGGCGGCCAGTGCAATAGTCAAGCAAAAGCTTTCCTCGGTGATTACTAAACTTGACGACTTGCAAACGGACTACGAATCGCGTTTGAG